TTCAAGCGACTTCAGGCGCTTAACCTCGGGCACCTCCATACCACCATACTTCTTACGCCAGGTATAAAAGGTGGCATCGGAAATGGCGTGCTTGCGGCAGAGTTCACGGGCAGAAACCCCGGCTTCAGCTTCGCGGAGGATACTGATGATCTGTTCGTCGGAAAAACGCTTCTTCATGGGGATGTCCTCATGTGGCTTATGAAGACATTACTAACATCGCGGTGTGTTAATCAACGGGGAGCAGGTCAAACACAGCTAATACCCATTCGCCAAAACAGCTAAACACAAAAGACAATATTCAAAAGACAATAAAGACAACTGATACATCTGCTGGCGCAGACGATGTGTCGCAGTCACCAGGAGATGATCAGGCATTACAAGAAACAGTTCAGGTACCTGAGGAACCCAAAAAGCCGGCCTTTTCCTGTGAAGAGGTTTTAGCGGTCTACCACGAAGTTCTGCCTGAGGCTAAAGCCGTTCGCCTGCTTAGCGACAAACGACGCAACCAGATCCGCACGTTCTGGAAGAAGGCGACCAAAATGACCCGCCAGTTGGACGGCGTACCGTTCACTCTTGAATCATGGCGTCAGTACCTGACCTACATTGCTGAAAACTGCCGGTGGATGCTGGAAGACCGTCAGGATCAGCGTTCCGGGCGCGTCTGGCATCGCAAAGGGCTGGAATACTTTCTCAACGATGAGACCTATCTGCTGGTGAGAGAGGGGGCGAAGGATGATCGCTGATCCAAAAGTTATGCCTCAAAACATCGAAGCTGAGAAATGCGTTATTGGCAGCGTCATGCACGGTACCGGAAATGAGCGAGTTGAAAACGTCTTGGCCAGACTCAAACCGGAATCATTTTATCTTCCACAGCACAGGCTGATTTATGCAGAAATGCAGGCTCTGAATAAAAACCGGATGCCGGTGGATCTGCTTACGCTGGCCACTGCTCTGGACAACAAGGGCGTGACTGACAGTGTTGGTGGGTTTGCCTATCTGGCCGAACTGTCCCGGTTTGTTCCCAGCGCGGCAAACATCACTGCCTATGCAGACGAAGTTCGTGATAAAGCCATGCTGCGTTATGGCATAGAAAAAACCACTGAAATGATGGCTTATTTCTATGAGGCGAATGGCCTGTCAGCTGCCGAACGCTATGAGGCGGCTCAGCGGGTATTTACGGACCTTGCAGATCACGCACGCACGGGCAAGCGCACGGGTTATCGCCCGTTCATGGACTGGCTGGGCGACTGGTCAAAGGAAGTTGATCAGCGATTTAACGATCCGGAATCTGTCCGGGGCCTGACAACCGGCATACCAGGCCTTGATACGCTGATGGAGCCAAAACTCATTGTCCGGGGCTCGCTTTTTGTCATCGGTGCGCGCCCAAAAATGGGGAAAACCACCATTCTGCAGCAGATGGCAATTAACTGTGCACTGGTGGAAAAGAAAACCACGCTGCTTTTCAGTCTTGAAATGCCGGGGATCCAGATGGTTGAGCGCACCATAAGCCAGCTGGCGCGAGTGAATTCCGAAACGTTCTATCCCGATAAATTTGATGACATGCAGTTTTCTATGGCCAGTGCAAAAGCGATGGAACTGGCTGAAAGCGGGAATATTTTCATGGATGACACACCCGGGATAACCCTGTCCTACATTCAGGCCGAGTGCCGCCGTCTCAAGCGTGAAAAGGGTTCTCTCAGCATGGTGCTGGTGGATTACCTCACCCTGATGAAGCCTGAAAAATCAGAGCGCACAAGTCTCGGCTTTGGTCTGATAACCCAAGGTCTGAAGAACCTTGCTAAAGAGCTGGGATGCGCTGTCGTACTCCTCACTCAGCTAAACCGCGGGGTAGAGGGCCGTTCGGTCAAACGTCCTCGCCCGAGTGACAGTCGAGAAACCGGCTCGATTGAGCAGGATTGCGATTACTGGGTGGGGATCCATGCTGACGAGGATGAAAACGGCATTCCCGATCTGTCTCTTACTGAATACATCCTGAGCCTTAACCGCCATGGCCGGACAGGCATCTGCTACGCAGAGCAGCGCAATGGTGTGCTTTACGAACTTGACCAGTACCACGCTGCAGAGATGGTCCGCACACGCACAGATAACAAAAACCACCAATCAAACAAAAGAGGTGGATTCTGATGTTACAGATCTACGAGATAACCCCGCTGGGTAAACCCCGCCAGACACAACGTGACCGCTGGGCCAGGCGTCCGGCTGTACTGCGTTACCGGGCATTTTGCGATGAAGTACGCCTGCATGGCATCACGTTGCCTGACAGTGGCTGTCACATCACGTTTGTGTTGCCCATGCCTGACAGCTGGAGCAAAAAGAAGCGCACGCAGTTCACCGGCCAGCCCCACCAGCAGCGGCCCGATGTCGATAATCTGCACAAGGCTTTGATGGATGCCGTGTTTGAAGAAGACAGCGCTGTATGGGATGCACGTATTACAAAAATCTGGGGAGAAAAAGGGCAGATAAGGATCGAGAGCAATACATAACCGGGCCTCAAGAGCACATAACAAAAGGGTGAAAAGATTATGATCTATCCATCAACTACCGGAAAAGCAGACGGAAAAGATTTACGCTTGCGCACAATGGAAAGTGTCTGGCTGCAAGGTAAGTTGAAGATGTGGGGACGCTGGGCGACTTACAGTGAAATGCCGGAAGCGGTAAACATGTTCAAACGCATGTTATCGAGAGGAAAGGTTACACGCGACGATTTGGTCAAGGCTGTGCATCAACTCAGGAAAGCGGGTTGTAGTAATGATGATCTCGAGCAATGGATGATTCTTATGCACGAAGAGAGCGCCAAAAGTAGCCTGGTTTTTTGCACCGACAGTGAAGGCATGAAAATGGAAAAGGTTATCTGCGAAACTCTGTGCAGTCATAATGGGCTCAAAAAAATAATTCAGTGGAGATATCTGGGCAAAGGCCGCAGCAAAAGAAGTATCGCTCGGCTGGTTCAGGAAGATAATCCTAGGTGGAGTTTCAGAACATGCCAGAATCGAGTCGATCAGTGGCTTCACTTAGCAGAGTACGTACTTTACGTTCCGATGAGCGAAGCATTTGAACTTAATCACTTACGATTCAGTAATTAGATATACTTTGATAATTGTAGTGTCTAATAAGTTCAATATAATCATTGTCTTGGGTGGTTATTTTGATAAAGCGATGGGGTTTTTATTGAAAACGGGTTGCTCCAAGAGTATCTCATAAAAACCAGTTATCTGGTCTCGAATCAATGCACCGAATAACCCCACGCTTATTGTTTTTTTCCTCTAATGAAATCGTTTCCTTTGCCGATAATCACAGCTATGGACCTTAAAAAAAGGTCTGTATCTGCTCCGTGTTTTGAATATGCCTGAGATTAATGAATCTGTCTGGCTCAGCACTGAAACTGTGCTGGCCTTGTTGGGGTGTGAGATATCCACGATGGAAATAAGTCATGTCTGAAGCCATTCACGTAAATGAAACAACTGCTTCTTTTTCTGATCCCGCAGAATCTGCGCCTTATCCGTTCATTCTCCCCCCCGAGAAGCCATCGATTGCAGGGCCCTGCGGTATTTTCTACGATTTCAACGATGGTGCCCGCGTGCTTCTGCCGGAAGGGCGCTGGCGCGTCGTGCTGCTGGACGACGACTCCGGTAACGTTCTGTTCCGGTGCGAAACCGGCGCAGGCTGGGTAACATCCGCCAAGAAATATTTTGTCCGCTTCCGTATTCAGGTGTGGCGCGGGAATGAGACCACTCCCCTGCTGGACGAAACCCTGTCCTTTAAAAACCGTGACGTGCTGATTTCCTTTCCCACCGGTACCCTAGGTGACCTGCTGGGCTGGTTCCATTATGCGGAGCGCTTCCGTCAGCTTCACGCCTGCCGGCTTGAGTGCACCATGGCGCCAAATATTATCGCGTTGCTGGAAAGCCAGTATCCGGACATCCGCTTTTCGCCGCCCGATGCCGTCCGGAATTCTGCACCTTATGCGACTTATCGCGTGGGGCTGTTTTTTGGCGGCAACGACACGCATCAGCCCGTCGATTTTCGCCAGGTGGGGTTCCACCGCACTGCGGGGTATATCCTCGGCACTGACCCCAGAGAAGAGGCGCCCCGTCTCGACCTCTCTGCACCCCGCACCATCGCCGAACCTTACGTCTGCATCGCCGTACAGTCCACCTGCCAGGCCAAGTTCTGGAACAACGGCCACGGCTGGGCAGAAGTGGTGGCGCACCTGAAATCACTGGGCTACCGGGTGCTGTGCATCGACCGTGAGGCAACCACAGGGCACGGCTTCGTCTGGAACCACATTCCCCGGGGTGCCGAGGACTTTACCGGCGCGCTGCCGCTGCAGGCGCGGGTCGACCTGCTCAGGCACGCCAGCTTCTTTATTGGTCTGGCCAGCGGTCTCTCCTGGCTTGCCTGGGCGGCAAAGATACCGGTGGTGCTCATCAGCGGTTTCAGCCTGCCGAACGCCGAGTTTTATACCCCCTGGCGGGTGTTCAGCAGCCACGGCTGCAGCGGCTGCTGGGACAGCACGCACGAGAACTTTGACCACAAAGATTTTTTCTGGTGTCCGCGCCACAAAGGCACGGAGCGCCAGTTTGAGTGCACACGACTTATCACAGGAAAACAGGTCAGCGGCGTCATTGACCGGCTCCACGCGCAGCTGCGCACAGAGTAAACCCGCGCCACACAGCAGAAGCGATACCCGGCGCATTGCCCGTGCCGGAAAACAATAAAAAATGAGAGAGACAGGGATATGAACAGAGCGTACCGGATAGTCTGGAGTGCAGCGCGTCAGGCGTGGATAGTGGCGTCAGAAAAGGCAGGCAGCGGCGGACGTCCGCCGCTGGCGGTGAAGAAGGTGGCGGGAGCGCTCCTGCTGCTGGGCGTGGCGGGCGCGGCGGCGGCGGCTACCTATAATGGCTCACAGGTTACCTATTATAACCCCCTCACGCTTAACTCAGGGGACACTGCCAACAGCGCCGTAGTATCAGGCGGGGGAACCCTCAATGTAAACAGCGGTGGGCTGGCGACCAGCAGCTATGTTGGTGGCTCCGCGTTTGTCGGCTATTACCTGCCAACGATCAGCGTCAATAACGGCGGTACTGCCACGGGCACAGCAGTCGCATCGGGCGGTCATCTTTATGTGAGCAGCGGCGGCACGGCCACCAGTACCGCACTGAACTCTGGCGGCTTTCTCAACGTCGCCTCTGGTGGCACTGCCACCAGTATCAGCCAGGCCTCCGGCGGTGCACTTCAGGCGTATGCCGGTGCAACTCTCAGCGGCACAAATGCGCTCGGCGGATTCTCTGTCAGCAATGGCCAGGCGAACAGTCTGCTGCTGGAAAACGGCGGATTTCTGTATGTGCAAAGTGGTCAGTCTGCCGTCAGTACCACTGTACAGTCAGGCGGTGCGCTGCGGATTTATGACGGTGGCACCGCGACACAGGTGGCGCAGTCAGCTGGCGGAGCATTGCAGGCATGGACGGGCGCAACGGTAAGCGGCACCAACACGCTGGGCGGATTTTCTGTCAGCAGTGGCCTTGCCAGCAATGTCCTGCTGGAAAATGGTGGTTTTTTGTACGTGGAAAACGGCAACTCTGCGGTCAGCACAACCATCAGGACAGGCGGAACGCTGACCGTATACGACGGCGGCAGTGCGAGCAGTGTGTCGCAGTCGTCGGGCGGCGCACTGCAGGCCTACACGGGCGCGACTGTCAGCGGCACGAACGCACTCGGCAATTTCTCTGTCAGCAACGGAGTGGCCAGTAATCTGTTGCTCGAAAACGGCGGTTTTTTATATGTGCTGTCAGGTAACCATGCTTCGGGTACGACCGCTAACCAGGGCGGGATTGAGTACGTTGTCAACGGAGGCTCTGCTGTCAGCACCACTGTCAACTCGGGTGGCATTCTGGTCGTCTATGACGGCGGTTCTGCAGCTACAGTAGCGCAGTCTTCCGGTGGCGCACTCCAGACATACACGGGGGCAACCGTAAGCGGCACCAACGTTCTTGGCAGTTTCTCCGTGAGCGGCGGACAGGCAAACAGTCTGCTGCTGGAAAATGGCGGCGCGCTGTTCGTGGAGACTGGCGGCAATGCCTCCGGCACCGTCATCAGGCAGAACGGCGTTCAGTACGTCAGCAGCGGGGGGGCTGCTGTGAGCACAGCCATTAACTCTGGCGGTACCCTGGTCGTCTATGACGGCGGCTCTGCCGCTACCGTCGTGCAATCCTCCGGAGGCGCGTTGCAGACTTACACCGGCGCAACCGTAAGCGGCACCAACGTGCTCGGCGGTTTCTCGGTCAGTGGCGGTCATGCAAACAGCCTCTTACTGGAAAACGGCGGCAGACTGTTTGTTGAAGCCGGCGGCTCCGCAGTCAGTACCACAATCAAAAGTGGTGGTTATGAACAGGTATACAGTGGCGGTACGACCAGCTCCGCTCTGGTTTCGGGAGGCCAGCAGTACATCATGTACGGCGGCACTGGTTACGGGGCAACAGTCAGCGGTTATGGTTACATTAACAACTACGGTTCAGTCATTTCTTCAGTAATCAACGGCGGAACGTTGTATGTCCAGAACGGTGGTGTCGCAAAATCGTCACTGGTGAATGCTGGCGGAACTGAATACGTTAATTATGGTGGTGTGACATCGTCGACAGCGGTAAACACAGGGGGATACCAGTATATTAATGCGGGGGGCACTGCGTCTTCGACCACGCTGTCCGGAGGGGCTCAGACGGTATACGGTAATGCTACGTCAACCAGTGTCACTGCCGGCGGTTCGCAGAACGTTTACAGTGGCGGAGCAGCATCCGGCACAAGTGTAAGCAGCAGCGGTGTGGTTAACGTCATGAGTGGCGGTTCAGCACTGAGTACTGCGGTCAACACGGGCGGTATCATGAATGTGTTTTCAGGCAGCACAGTGACCTCCACCGTTGTTTCTGGCGGCACGCAGTATATTAATAATGGTGCCGTTGCGACGTGGACAACCGTTACCGACGCAGGATTTGCTGTGGTTAATAACGGTGGTTCGCTCACCAGTGCCAGCGTAAATTCAGGTGGTACGCTCAGTGTGAGCTCAGGCGGTTCTGCAACCGGTGCCTCAGCTAACTCAGGCGGTACTGTTGCTGTTGCTGACGGTGGTATCGTGTCAGGCCTGACTCAGGCGTCCGGTGCAGCGTTACAGGCCAGCACCCGTGCGGTAGTGAGTGGAACAAATGCGCGCGGTACCTTCTCGGTCAGTGGCGGTCAGGCAAAAAATGTGCTTCTGGAAAACGGTGGGTTGCTGACCGTGCAGTCCGGCGATTTTTCCAGCGGCACTGTCGTTAATGCCGGCGGTACGGAGAGCGTGTTCGGCAAAGCGCTGGGCACGGTTGTTAATGCTAACGGAAAATTATCCGTATTAAGCGGCGGCACAGCCTTACAGGCGACGATTAACAGCGGCGGTTTGCTGTCGGTCAGTAGCGGGGGGATTGCGTCAGGTACAACCGTTGCTACGGGAGGCCTGCTGAATATCGCCGACGGCGCCGTCCTGACCCTTGCAAATAACAGCTTTGTTAACGAAGGTGTCACTACTTATGACACCAGTACCAGTGCCATCCTTAACACCAACCTCACCGGCAGCGGCCAGCTCACCAAGAACGGCACGGGCCTGCTGACGCTGGGTGGAACTCTCAGCCAGTCTCAGGTCAACCTCAACGCCGGCTCGCTGGTGATGGACGGGCTGCAGGCTTTCACGAACATCATCGCCCAGGCCGGTACCACACTGTCGCTGATTAACAGTGCCACGCTGACCGGTATCATCGACCCGACAGACGTGAACATCGACAGCAGCAGTACCTGGAACATCACCGGCGACTCTCTGGTGGACACCCTGACCAACGCCGGCAGCATTGTGTTTGTGCCGTCGCAGGGGGCATTCACGCCGCATACCCTGACGGCAACCAACCTCATTGGCAACGGCGGCACCATCACCCTCAACACCGTAGCGGGCGACAGTAGCTCTCCGGTTGATAAAGTCATCATCGACGGCGGCCGGGCCTCAGGCAGAACGGGACTGCGTGTGCTTAACCGCGGCGGCCTGGGGGCACAGACCACCGGCAACGGTATTGCGGTTATTCAGGCCATTAACGGGGCAACCACCGACTCAGGCGCGTTCAGCATGACGCAGCCACTGGCTGCCGGTGCCTACTCGTACAGTCTGTACCGCAACGCTGACCAGAGCTGGTACCTGACGTCGCAGCAGATTCAGCAGGCGCAGTTAGCCGGTAATGACAGCACACCCGTTGTGACCGGCCCGGTTAACTACCGTGACGGCATGTGGAGCTATGCGGCGATGCCGTCACTGTCGATGGACTATGACCTTCTGGTGGCGGGCACGGCCGACACCCGCTTCCACTACGCGCCGGACAGCCGCGTCTGGGGTCGCGTGGCCGCCGGCCAGCTCCGCCATCCTGACAGCGGCAGCCTCACGGGCGGCAGCGTACCGGAAAGCAGCAGCGCCTACAGCTTCTTCCAGCTGGGCGGCGACCTGTGGCAGCTTGACGGCGCAGACGCCGACTGGCGCGCGGGCATCTTTGGCGCCACCGGCCTGATGCGCAGCGACGTGTGGCGTGACGGCGGCAGTGCGGACGCCGGCACGGACCGCGACACGGTCTACACCGGCGGCGCTTACGTGTCAGGCCGCAGCCATGCCGGTCTGCACATTGACGGCCTGCTGCAGGCGAGCCGCCACAACCTGAAGGCAGCCTCAAATGACGACACGCGCCTGTCAACCCACGGCACGGGCTGGCTGGCGTCGGCAGAAGTGGGGCAGGCCTTCTCCGTCAGTCCTGCTCTGGCGCTGGAGCCGCAGCTGCAGTACCAGGTGCAGGGCCTGAGCCTGAACGACGGCCAGGACGAGGCAGCCTCGCTGAGCTGGTCTGACAGTCGCCGGCAGTCGGTGCGCGCCGGTCTGAAGCTGGGCACGCCGCAGGACGCGAAGACAACGCTGGCCTGGTGGGTGACGCCGTCGGTGACACAGTCGTACGCCGGACACAGCGGATTTACGGCGTCCGCGCCGGGCGTGGCGGGCTCAGAGGCATCATTCCGGAGTAACCTGTCGGGCACCAGCGTGGGCCTGAACGGAGGTGTGAATGCGCGTATCCGTCAGAACGTGACGCTGGGCGTGCAGGGCGGCTGGTCTGAGTCGCTGCACGGCGGCGAGGCAGGCGGCTACTACGGGCTGGTAAACCTGGGTGTTTCGTTCCGGTAAGCAGAAGATCGAGGTCTGGGCGACAATGCCCAGACTCTTGTATATAAACTAAGCCTGTTATTTAGAGGCCAATATTTATGAAGTAGGGAGGGAGCGACCCATGAATTCTGGCGCGCTTTACTACATGAATCTGTGTAAACAACACTTGCAGTTTTGCACAGAATAATGTTGAATTGCTGTATACTACGCAAAGCTGTATTCACAAGCAACAGAATTTATAGCCCTGCCATCGTGCAGGGTTTTTTGTTTTTGTAGGGTTTTATGTATTGGTGCCTGAGCAATATAGGAAAAGTGGCGCCAGATAAAAAAATCCCCGCCAGCTACAGGCACGCGACTGGCGGGAAATGGACTAAAGTAGAGGTTAGTATTATTATTCATAGAGTTATCACAACTACGAAAATCATCGTAGATTAATTAAACATGTATCAATCAAGTAAGTAGATTGATCTTTTACGTGATAATCACACGAATGACGTTTTTGTTACAGTCTGGCTCTTGTTTATACAGGTACTAATACAGTGAATCCCCCTTAGCTGCGGGGCTAAGCCACATTTGGGGTGAATACCTTAGCCAATGAAGCGATTCAGGTTGTGGCTTTTCCTGATTCACCGGGAGGCACCCGGCATCGCAGACATATAGCTACAATTTTCAGCACTCTAAGGCTCACTTCGGTGAGCCTTTTTAAATGCTCGCAACAAATTTCTAACAATGTGATTTTTTGCCAAGTATCAGACGTCAGATGGTTGTAATTTTAATACGCCCCTTCAAGAGCTAAGCCATTGCGAGTGCCGGAGACAAGCGCCGGGTGGGGCAACTAACAAATTTAATATGCGTTTAAAACGCATCCATAAAAGGTCGCCTCGGGTGGCCTTTTTTTATTTCCCCTCCTTCTACTCACAGCTTCCGTAATCAACGGAGGTACTCACATGGTCAAAATTATGCCTGACAAAATTTCGACCGCCACGAACTACAGCGTGACGGGCGGCTTGGTATATGGCGGTCTGCAGGGCTGGTTCGGCTGGCTGCACGGTCTCGACTGGAATCAGGTAGCGTTAATCGGTGGCTTCGTCATCGCGATCCTGACGTTTATCACGAACATGTACTTTAAGCGTCGCCAGACGAAGGCTTATGAGAAAGCGCTCGACAGGGGCTATGTCATTCCACCACCGCAGGATGACTAATGATGGCGATTTCTCCTGCTTTACGTAAAAGCCTCATCACAGCTGCTGGTGGCGGTGCGTTAGCCATCGCAGCTGTTCTGATTCCAAGCCTCGAAGGCAATTCCTACACGCCATACCGTGATGTTGGCGGCGTCTGGACTGTATGCAACGGTATAACTGGCCCGGACGTGATTCAGGGAAAAACCTACACGCAGAAAGAGTGCGATGCGCTTCTGCAAAAGCACCTGCAGCCCTATGCCAGGTCGGTGGAAAGGTCCGTAAAGGTTCCGTCGAATGCATATCAGAAAGCCGCTCTTATCAGTTTTAGCTATAACGTCGGTGTCAATGCATTCGAGCATTCATCGGTACTGCGCAACCTTAATGCCGGCCGCTATCAGCAAGCCTGTGATGGCCTTCGCAGTTGGGTATACGTTGACCGCGTGAGGATTCAGGGGCTTTCCAATCGTCGCGATGTTGAGCGTGAGGTTTGCCTTTGGGGGCATCAATGACATTCACACTGCGCACCTTTCTGATCACCATCGCATTGATGATTGTTGTTGCTTTAGGTTATGGACACGTTAGCTACATGAATGGCTGGTATGACCACAGCGCCAAAGCTAACTCAAATTATGCACTGAAGAAACAGAAGGCCGAAGCCAAGCTGGTTCCCATTGAGAAGAAAGCGGCAACAGCCAATGCAGACGGCAAAGTCATTTACCGAACCATTACCCGTGAGGTGGTGAAATATGTGCAAGACCCGAATCGCAGTTTGTGCCGGTTTGATGGTGATGCTGTCAGCATGCGGCAGCGAGCAATCGACGCAGCCAACAATATCGGAGGATTTGATGAGCCCGCCGTGCAAACTCAGCCCAGCGGGAAAGGACAGTGATGCGGATTTGCAATCGGATGTTGAGAATGCGGAGTGCGTGAGAACACTTCGACTCAATACATTTAGGTGGCAAGCGTGGTATAGATCCTCTCAATGATTTTTTGATAAGCAAGATAAATAGTCAATATCTGTCTTGATTTAAAAATAACCATAAGTTAAACTGCTGAAAATATGGTCTTTTATAGGCTTCTTATGCTCTCTCCCAAACTATTTTCTTCATTATTTGGTCAAGCAAATCAAAGTGGAGAAAAATCAACAGTCCTGCATACAATAATTTGGTTGTTGGGTGTCGTAATTGTTGGTGTTGTTTTATTGGCCAGATACCAAGCGGCTGCATGGATAATCATTCCTTTTCTTTGCATTTTTATTTTTGGCAGTATTTTCTATGCATGTGTTTTTTGGTTTTGTTTGAAGAATAACCCTGATCTATTAAGAAGTGAGAGAATGGTAATTCAAAAGCTCGCTATCGAAAAACAATATGTTGGTGATAGTATTAATGGTGATTTTACAGAACCATCACCTAAGATTATGAACCAAAATTCAGATAGATTGTTAGATGACAACAAAAATACGGGAGTTGATAAATGAGGCGCAAGTTCGCTGTAGCGCTTAACTCATCTTCTGTAGAACAGAATGAGAAATTCAAAAAGTTTATTAACGAAAATGGATTAGGCTGGTGGCACTGGATTGAGAATTTTTGGCTCCTTACTGATCCAAAGGGTAAGTTTACTGCCAGCGATATTAGGGATAAATTGAATGAAATATTCCCTAAGGTCAGATGTATTGTACTATCCATTGATAACGAGGAAAATTCTTGGTCTGGGTATGGACCGACCAGTGAAAAGAAAAATATGTTCAATTGGATACGCGACTCGTGGGACAAAGATTTGGATTAATTAAACCGCCTTCGGGCGGTTTTTTATTAGATTTAGAATGTTATGGTAATTACTAAAGAAGTACGATGTACTTTCATTATTTTCTTTGTATACATATACATAACAATTTTATTCGACAAAACATGAGTCCAGGGCGTTGGTATTACTTCCATGTGTGAATATTGCATATTATTCGCGCTTAGAAACTTGCATAGTTTTTCAATTCCATAATCTTGAAAAAGATGAGATGTAAAACTCACCTTTGTGTAACCCATTGTCTTCATCTCAATAAGCGTTTTTTTAAGCTCGATGTAGATCTTCTTAAGAGCCCCATTACCGACTGGACAGTACTTAAAACGCATATGTAGTGTGGTTTTTCCATCCAGATGGCGCACAACTGAATATAGTGGGAAGGAATAGGTCCTTGACTTAACAGATTTATACCAACGCATAAGTAGCACTATTAAGAAAATAGGAATCAATGTCATTTAGGAATCTCCTTTGTTGCCTCCATTATCGGAACAAAAGGTCAAACCTTAAGGAACATTATTGAAAAATTATGGCAGGATTAAAGGATCTCGCATTTCAACTTCAGTGTCTGAAAAAACAGATGCCTTTTGCCCTATCGCAGGCGCTTACCAGCGTAGCCCGTGAAATTGCAGCCGCGGAAAAAACCGCGCTGATCCGTCGTCTTGACTCGCCCACGCCGTTTACAGTGAACGCAGTGGGATCCACAGGAGCGCGTAAAAGCAATCTTCAGGCAAAAGTTTTTGTCCGGGACATTGCCGCCAGCTACCTCGCACCATTTGAATTCGGTGGTCAGCACAAGCTCAACAGCAGTGCGCTGCTTAATCCGAAAAACATAAAGCTGAACAAATACGGCAACCTGCCACGCAATAAACTGAACCAGTTAAAGGCAAAAGATAACGTCTTTATCGGTGAAGTGGGCAGCCGTAACGGCGTTTTCCAGCGTGTTAAGTCTAGGAAAGGCAAAAAGGCTAAAAAGCGGCTTAAGCGTTCGGCTAATGGCACGCGCCGGCCCCGTGATAAATCACCAGCACCAAAGCTACTGATTCAGTTTGGTAATGCACTGCCTGTCAAACCAGTGCTGGGGTATATGGACAGGGCTGAGAAAATGGCCGGTGCTCTGATGCCCGCGGCGCTGAATGCTGCAATCAGTGAGGCGCTGAGAACGGCAAAGTAATTTATCTGTTTATGATGTTCTGCAAAGATGGTGTGATTAAAATATTTGTCACAACAGCAAATGGATAAATGCCAATGAACATTAAAGCAATTGCACTGTGTATAACGCTTTTCCCTTTTTATGCCTTGCGTCAGTATGTGCTGATATGGACGGCTTTACTGCCCCAGTGGATCAGTCGGTACCAAGCGAACCATATTTTTTTAAGACGGCAGCGATATGTCTAAACGGTCAGGATGTAAGCAGTAAGTTAAAGCAGTATCCCGACGATGTAATAACCGGCGCATTCTCAATGCATAATGGCGACGGTAATCATTTTTTTGCCAGCGTCTACAGTGAAAAAAACAATTACGCCCGTATCTATTTCCTGAATTATGCGGGAGGAAGGGCCACGGCTTTGGTTATTTTCCAGAACCAGCCTGGAAAGTTCGCTAAAGAACCTGAAAAGTCTATGGAGAATTTAGCCATTAACTTTTATGACGATAAAACCTCCACATTATATTTCAGTACCGATGCCTGGGCTCAGGCGCGAGCATTGCATGTCTTGACCTGGTCTGATCCGGGCAATATAGCTGCTCCTTCAGAGAGCTTTCTACATGACGGCACTTTTCAGGGTGTTTATAAAGGAATGCCCATTGTGTCTACAATCCGCCATGATGATAAAGGTGCTTATTTCCCTGCATATTTGCTTCGCAGTGATGGCACAGAGTTTTGTGCGGTTGATACACGTCGACAGATCTGGCAATTATCACCTAAATGCCTTGAGTCAGGCGACGACTACCGCGAAAGGTAATGGATGTTACGTTTACTGCCTCGAAAATGAATCATTGATGAAGATGATAATCGTTATCATTTGAATGGGTCCCTCCTGAGACCTTTTTATTTCACGGGCATTGCGCGCCGTGCTTTTTCACCAGCTATGACTTTCCAGTTTGTGTCCCATGTCCCACAAGCTATTTCTCTGAGTAGCCGCGACAGCACTGGGTTTTATGCCGATCGTGTCTGAGACATTTAGTGTGGGACACAAAAAAATGTCCCATGCCCCATGTCCCACTTGAGCGGATGTCCCATGACTACAATGACCCGAACTGAATACGCCAAAAAAACGGGCGTTGACCGCAAGACCATTGGCAGATGGATAAAGGAAAATAAATATATTGTCCTGGATGGTGACCTCATCAATGTTGAGGCCACCGATAAAGCATTGTCTCTTCAGCGCGACAGTAAAGATCCACGTACCAAAAATGCGGTAAGTAAAAAAAGAGCCAGCAGAGCGGAAGGTGATGCTACAGATGCCGCCGTAAAACAGATAATGCTTGAGACTGGCGCTCAAATGACGCGTGAAGAAGCAAGTCGGGTCAAAGAGAATTATCTCGCGCTTCTGACCAAACTCGAATTTGAAAAAGAGGACGGAAAACTGGTTGAGGTTGCTGTGGCCGAATCAGTCCTCTTTTCAGCCTTTAGGGAGCAGCGGGACGCCTGGATGAACTGGCCATCAAGAGTCGCACCTCTCATGGCGGCCGATTTGGATGTCCCTGCTGACAGGATGACCGAGGTGTTAACAGAACATGTCCATAAACACATCTCAAGCCTCGGCGAGCCAGAATTTAACACAGACGAAACTTAGCAGGCTGAGACTGAGTGTTCGTAAGGGCTGGACACCTCCGCCAAGGATTAGTGTTCCAGAATGGGCGGATAAATATCGCAAGCTTGCGAAAGAAGCGGGGAGCACCTCAGGTAACTGGGAAACTTCAACTGTTGAAATAGCCCGTGGCCCTATGCTCGCTGCAACAGAGTCTGGCGTTCATATCATTACGGTGATGTGCTGCACTCAGTTAATGAAAACCGCATTACTCGAAAATCTGTTTGGTTACTTCGCACATCTTGATCCGTGCCCTATGTTACTGCTTCAGCCCAAAGAAGATGCAGCTGAACAATTTTCTAAGGAGCGTATCACTCCTATGGTCAGAGTGACGCCAGTCCTGAGAAGACTGGTGGGAGGGAACAAACAAAAAAACTCTAAAGAAACGCTACTTTATAAATCATTTACTGGTGGCTTCCTTGCTCTGGCTGGCGCAGGTAGTCCCGACAACCTTGCCCGTCGTCCCATCCGCGTACTTCTTGCGGATGAGGTAGATAAATACCCTGTAACGCGTGAAGGTGATCCGATAACGCTTGCCGAAGAGCGCACGGCAACATTTGGTCTTAACTGGTTGTCTGTTCGCGCATGTTCTCCAACCGTAGAAGATGAAAGCCGCATAGCCATGAGCTATGAAGACTCTGATCAGCGTCGTGCATCAGTCAGTTGCCCTCACTGTGGTCACCGCCAGTTTCCTGATTTTTTCAAACACGTTCACTGGCCTTCTGATGGTGATCGGCATGATACCCGCGCAGCCATGATCCATTGTGAAAGTTGTGGTGCCGGCTGGTCCGAGGGTGATCGGTTGCGTGCGCTTAGAACCATTCAGTGGCATCAGACAAAACCTTTCGAGTGCTGTGGAGAGCGTCACGTCCCGCTTAACCTCTATGAACAGGCATGGAACATTGATGATGAAAACGCGGTAAGTCGGGTCTGGCGCTGGTCTGAGTCTGACCGACACGCCGTGCATCGTGCTATTTGCCCTGTTTGCGGGAAAATGGGTGTTGATAATATTCATGCCGGATATCAGGCTTCAAAGTTATTCAGTCCCTGGCAGAAAGATAAGCCGTCTGACATAGCGGAAAAATATCTACGGGCAAAAGGCGATCCTGACAAAGAACTTGCCTGGTGGAACACGCAGATGGGACTGCCACACAGGCCCAACTACGGTAAGCGTTTACCTGTCGATATTCTGCTGGCACGTCGTGAAGTATATAGCGCTGAGGTTCCTGATGGTGTGGCACTGCTGACTGCAGGTATTGATACTCAGAATGACCGGCTTGAAATTGAAGTTATTGGCTGGGGCAGGGATGAAGAAAGCTGGTCTGTTGCTTATGACGTCATAGAGGGCGATCTTGAAACTGCTGAGCCCTGGGAAAGACTTGATGCCTACCTGCAGCAGGTATGGCGTCGCGCCGACGGTCGGGGCTTCAAAATCATGGCGGCCTGCCATGACTCAGGCGGAAGTCATACGCAAAAGGTGTATGAGTTTGCCAAGGCACGTCTTGGTCGCCGTATATGGGCTATCAAGGGGGAATCAGCCACCGGCGGTAAACGTTCACCAGTCTGGCCATCCAAAAGACCCACGGCCAAAAACAGAAGTCAGTATCGTCCCATTATCCTGGGCGTCAACTCCGCCAAAGACTCTGTGCGGGCACGTCTCCATATTGAAAATCCCGGTCCGGGATACATGCATTTCCCTGTTGATCGCGACATTGGATATTTCACGCAGATGACATCGGAAAGACTGGTAATGAAAGAGGCTGCTGGTCAAAAGTACAGCGTCTGGGAATTGCCGCATGGGAAAGCGAACGAAGCGCTAGACTGCAGGGTGTATGGATTTGGTGCACTTTGTGGACTTCTCCACATGGGACTCAAACTTAACGCACTGGCAGCAAGCATCGCGGAGAATCCGGACAGGTTAATCGCACCGGCCACCACGCCGGTGGAAAAACACAGCCTACGCCTGCCGGGCGCCGTTATTTCTGAGCCTGAACAGCCGGCCAGAAAAAAATCCATCTCACAGCTTCTGGCCTAGGAAAATCATCATGTTCAACCGTAATACCAGCCTGCTTGCCGGGTCGATGACGCCTGCGCAGTTGCAGGACGCACTGGTGAAGGCACAGCAGGCTTACATCGATCTGACTACCGGCAGTCGGGGTGTGTCGTTTTCCTATACCCAGGGCGACGGCACCCGCTCGGTGACCTATCAGCAGAGTTCGCTTGCAGACCTTCTGGCGCTGATCCAGCTTCTTCAGGCTCAGCTTGGCATCGTCACCCGTCCGCGTCGCCCGGTAAGGTTCAGATTCTGATGAACGGAAAAGTACAGATACTGGGCGCTGACGGTCAGCCGCTTCGCCCTTCCCGCCCGTCTTTTTCTGCGCTGACGGGCGGCAGCCGTGTGCCTTATGACGCGGCGGATTCCTTCAGCGACCAGCTGGCCAACTGGCAGCCTGCGCTCTGGTCGCCGGATAATGAAATCAACATCTACCGCGACCGCATTGTGTCGCGCGTACGTGACCTCGCACGAAATGACGGCTGGGCCAGCGGCAGCATCACCCGCGTGCTGGATAATGCGGTGGGGGCGAATTTCCGGCCCATCCTCAAGCCGGATTACCGCATGCTGGCCATGATGACCGGGAACAAAGCCTTTGATGCCAGCTGGGCCGACGAATACGGCAAGGTGGTGGAGGCGCACTGGCGTTCCTGGGCAAATGACCCCGGGCGGTGGTGCGACGCTGAGCGCAAACAGACCGTGTCGCAGATGCTGCGCCTGGGATTCCGGCACAAGCTGCTGGACGGTGATGCGCTGGCCGTCCTGCAGTACCGTACCGACAGGCTCGGACACGGGCGCGGGCGTTACGCCACCACGGTGCAGATGGTCGATCCGGACCGGCTGAGCAACCCGCAGCAGAATTTCGACATGCCCCACGTTCGCGGCGGCGTAGAGATTGATGCGGACGGTGCCCCCGTTGCCTATCACATCCGTGAGGCGCATATCGGGGACTGGTTCAGCGGACCGAAGACCATGACCTGGCAGCGGATCCCGCGCGAAACGTCCTGGGGCCGTCCCCATGTCGTGCACGATTACGATCACGACAGGGCCGCGCAGCATCGCGGCAACGGCATCCTCACCCCCGTGGTGCAGCGTTTGAAAATGCTCATCAAGTACGATCAGTCAGAGCTTGAGGCGGCCATTCTCAACGCCGTCTTCGGGGCCTATGTCACCTCGCCTTATGATCCTGAGATGGTGCAGTCGGCACTCGGTGAAAACTATGACGATACCGCGCTGGGTACCTATCAGGACGGGCGGACAGAGTTTCACAAAGACCGGCGCATTTCGCTGCAGAACGGGGTGCGGCTGCCAACGCTGTATCCCGGTGAAAGCATCACCACCGTTAACGCCGCCAGGCCCACCAGTAACTTTGAGGGATTTGAAAGCGCGGCGCTGCGTAACATCGCGGCCGCGACGGGGCTTTCGACGCAGCAGGTGACGCAGGACTGGTCTGACGTTAACTACAGTTCGGCACGTTCGGCGATGCTGGAGGCCTGGAAAACCCTGACCCGACGCCGTGATGATTTTTCGTCCGGCTTTGCGCAGCCCATTCTCTCCGCCTTTATTGAGGAAATCCACGATACCGAAGACTTACCGCTGCCGCGAAATGCGCCGGACTTCATTGACGCCCGCGCGGCCTACTGTCGCGCCCGCTGGATGGGACCGGGACGGGGCTGGGTGGATCCGGTTGCCGAGAAAAAAGGCGCCATTCTGGGTCTCGATGCGGGTATTTCGACGCTCGAGCTGGAGGTGGCAGAAAACGTGGGCGAAGACTGGGAAGAAATCATGGACCAGCGCAAGCGGGAAATCGACGCCTGTATCGAGCGCGGGCTGCCGTTGCCGAGCTGGGCGCAGGCCGATGTCTTCGCGCCCGAAACCATTCGCGATCCGGAGGAAAAGTGAATTTACCCCATCTGGCGCAGCGGCTGTTCAACACGCCGCTGGCTATCCATCCCCGCAAGGCCGAAGTTGTTATGGCTGCGCTCACCGACCGGTTTGGCATTACGCGCATCGAAGCCAGCATGGCGATGGAAGACGATGACGATTATGACTACCGCGGCCGGCGACAGACCAAAGCCGATCCCGGTTATGACAACGTCGGTGGCGTGGCGGTGATAAGCATACAGGGCACGCTGGTGCAGAAGCTCGGCAGTTTGCGGCCTTACAGCGGCATGACGGGCTATAACGGCATCCGCCAGGCCTTTCTCACTGCCATGGCCGATCCTGAGGTGGCCGGTATCTGCCTCGACATTGATTCACCCGGTGGCGAGGTGGCCGGGTGCTTTGACCTGGCGGATGAAATCTATCGTGCGCGGGGTGAAAAGCCCGTTCACGCCATCCTGACCGAAAACGCCTACTCAGCAGCGTATGCGCTGGCCAGTGCAGCCGATCGTATCTGCGTTCCCCGTACGGGCGGCGTGGGGTCGGTGGGCGTCATTACCATGCACGTTGACTGGTCACAGCGCATCAAGGAGGAGGGGCTGGCGGTCACCATCATCACCTACGGTTCCCGCAAGGCGGAAAGCAACCCTTACCGCACGCTGTCCGACGAGGCCGCTGCGGCTATCCAGCGCGACATTAACGCCATGGGCGAAATCTTTGTCGGTACCGTTGCGCGCAACCGCGGCATGAAAGAGAAGGTGGTGCGTGACACCGAGGCGGCCTGCTTCATGGCGGCTGACGGCGTGGCGCTGGGCCTGGCGGATGAGGTGATCACCCCTGACGCGGCATTTCTTAACTTACTTAAACTGACCGGAGCCTGACATGGCAAAAAAACCGTTTTCCTTTGCTCACCTGGTGGGCCTGAACCGTTCCGCCGCCGCGCGCGCCGCGGAAGAACACGATGACGACGAGGAGAAAAAGGGCAAAAAGGCCCGCAGCCGTCGCGCGGAAGAGCAGGATGATGACGACAACCGCGACCCGGATGCTGATGACAACGGCGACGATCCGGACGCGGAAGACGATGATAATAAGGACCCTGACGCCGACGAAGATGACGATAAAAAACGTGATCCGGACGCCAGCGAAGGGGATGACGACGACGGTGATGACGATGAAAAGCGCGACGGCCGCAAGGCACGAACCGCCGAGCGTCAGCGCTGTGCGCGTATTTTTAACAGTTCTTACGCCGCCGCAAACCCGGCGCTGGCGGCCTCGCTGGCCTTTAACACCGGCATGAGCTCCGCCGACGCCATCCGCGTCATGAAGTCATCCGGATCGGCTGCCGCCGCACCTGAGCCGCGTCGCGCCTCACCTCACTTGACGATCGCATGCGCAGTGCGGGTAACGTGCGTCTGGGCCCCGATGGTCAGAAAACCACGGCAACCCGCGCCAGTGCGGTCGTGGAGAAAATGACCGGTCTCTACAACTCAGCCCGAGGTAATAAATAATGGATCAGTTTGGACAGAATCAGTTTGCGCCGGGAATGACCAGCTCACTCTTCGTGCCCGACCAGCTTGTCAGCGGTCCGCTGCAGCTTGTGACCGACAGCGTTACCATTGCAAAACTGGGTCCGCTGCTTCGCGGTACCGTGCTGGGGCGTCAGTCGCAGAAATCAGCCGCCACCACGGCGGGCAGTGCCAACAAAGGCAACGGTACGCTGACGGGCCTCACCCTGAGTTCACAGGCCGTGGCCGGTGCCTATACGGTGACCGCCACCGATCCCAACACCTTCCAGGTCCCTGACCCGACCGGCACCGTGCTGGGTAATGCCGCCGTGGGCAGCGTCTATCGCAGTACGCAGGTCAGCTTCACTCTTACCGCGGGGGCTAATGCCTTTGTGGCAGGCGATACCTTTACCATTACCGTTGCCGTCGGCACGGGCAAGTGGGTGCCGTGCGTGCGCACCGCCACTGACGGCAGTCAGGTCCCGTCGGCCATTCTGGTGGACAACGTGGACAGCACCCTGACGGACGTGACAGGCGGCGTGTACCTGATGGGTGAGTTTAACCAGAACCGCCTGGTTGTAGACAAAACGTGGTACGTGAACAGCGTGCTGCTGCTGGATGACCTGAAAGCCGCGCTGGTGCCGCAGGGCATTTTCCTGCGTGACAGCATTCAGGCCCCGGTTTCCTGATTTAACTCCCTTTTAAACTGCGCCTTATGCCATTCCCACGGCAGGGTCGCGCGCGTCCGGAATCCGTACCGGCAGTGGCCGGTACATCTCACAGAGAGAAACCATGAATATTTTTGATACCAACGTCCTGGTGCAGGTCGTTCCCAACCTGATGACCAGTCAGAACTGGCTGCTCGACCGCTTCTTTCCGAACGTGGTGACCTACGAAACGGAAGAGGTGTCGATCGATGTCGATATCGGTAAACGTCGTATGGCCCCGTTTGTGTCGCCGCTGGTGGAAGGCAAGCTGGTTGAGCAGCGCAAATACCAGACCAACACGTTTAAGCCCGCCTACATCAAAGACAAGCGCGCGCCGGATCTGCGCAAGCCTATCCGCCGCCAGATTGGTGAGCGCATCGGCGGCGAATACACCGCGGCAGAGCGCGAAATGCTGAACCTGCAGTTCGAGATGGCCGATCAGATTGACATGATCAACCGCCGCCTGGAGTGGATGGCGGCCAGTGCGCTGGTCTCCGGCACGGTGACCGTCGCGGGTGAGGGCTATGAAACCAAGGTGGTGGATTTTGGTCGCTCCGCGGACCTGACCATTGTGCTCAGCGGGACGGACAAATGGCCGACTTCGGTGCCGTTCGGGCAGACCAACACCCAGCCGTCTGATGATGTTGAAGAGTGGCAGACCACCTATCTCAAAGAGTCGGGCGGCGTGCCAACCGACCTGATTTTCACCAACAAGTCGTGGCGCGCGTTTCGCCTGGACACCACTATCAAGGACAACGCCATCACGTTCCCGGCGCTGAGCCCGTTCGGCAACCAGGTGAATGCCGGTGCGCAGGTCATGAAGGGCGCGGTTTATAAAGGGCGCTGGGGTAACTTTGACCTGTGGCTGTACAACGACTGGTTCATTGATCCGCTGGATAACACCGAGAAACCGATGATCCCCGACGGCGCAGTGATCATGAGCGGTGCGGACCTGATGGGGACCCGCGCCTTTGGCGTCATTCTTGATCCGGCTTTCGCCTACGGTCCGCTGGCCTACGCGCCCAAGACCTGGGTAAAAGAAGATCCTGCCCAGCGCCTGCTGATGATGCAGTCCGCGCCGCTGGTCATCCCGAGTCGTGTGAACGCGTCCCTGTGCGCAACGGTGGTGTAATATGGCAAAAACTGACAATTCAAAAACCGAGGACGATATCGGCGGTCTCCCTCCCGAGCTGATGACCGGCGACCAGACCACAACGGTCACGCCGCCCGGCGCTGACGCGCAGAAATCGCCTGAGGTCACTGGCGAGGATACCGACGCCGAAGAAGATGACGCACTTGCCGACGAGGAGGAAGTGCAGACCGGCACCGTATCCGGTTATGTGGTGCGTAAGGGCCACACCCTGCGTCACGACGGCAAAACCTACCGTCAGAACAGCCGGCTGCACCTGCCTGCGGATGAGGCGAAACGCCTGATTGCAGCGGGCGTAGTCGTTGACTTTGACACGCTTCGCCGCGAGGCGCTGGCGCGAGAGGCCGCATCGGTGTCCGTCAGCTCACCGGGTGTTGCGTCATGAGCGTGAACTGGGACCAGCATCTGCTGGCCCCGCTCCACGGCATATTCGGTGACGCCGTGGAGTTTCGCCCGAACAAGGGCCGTGGCCAGCCGTACACCATCAACGGGATTTTTGACCGGGCGTACACGCAGGATGTTCAGCCCATGGAGTCCGGCGATCCGTCCATCAATACCACCAAACCCGTGCTGGGCGTGCGTGACGCGGAATTCCGGTCACCGCCGCGCCAGGGCGATCAGCTTTACATTGCCGTCGTCGGCGGGCGGACAGTGAACCAGCTTTTCGTGATTGCGGATGTCCAGCCGGACAGCCACGGCGGCACGAAGCTGGTTCTCAACGAAATCAGGGGGTAGGGCATGAATGCCGCCGACATTCGCGGCCTGGTGGTGGCCGCGCTCAAAAACAACACCGACGCCGGTGACCGCGTCTATTCGCCGCGCGACTGGCCCACCATGGTCGATGACTTCCCGGTGCTACTGGTGCAGACGCCGCTGGACGTCAAGCACTCTCTCGGGCGCAACGCGCCGCAGTTCACCACGGTGACCACGGTGCGGATCACCTGCCGCACCCAGGCCTTTGATACCGAAGAGGGCAACACCGGCGCGCAGCAGTCAGAAATCGCGCTGGAAACGCTCCGCGAGCAGATTGAGCGCGGCGTTATCAACAGCTACGAGCTGACCCGGCAGATTCAGCAGTATCAGCAGGTCCGCTCTGCCGTGGCGGTCAGCAGCGAAGGATCCGGCCATATCGGTGAACTCACCGTTGAAATTGACGTGGAGTATTACCAGGGGCCCGAAGACTTCTATCCGGTCACCACCGCACCGCTCGACGGGATTGACCTGGCCGTGAAAATGCCCGACGGCACCACACAGCCTGGTATGATTATTAACCTTCAGGAGTAACCACATGTTAGTAAAACCCGCTGATGGCAGGCTTATCCGCTGCCCCGTCAGGGGCACGGTGTTGCCCGAATCCGGCGAAGACGTACCGGAAAACATCTTCTGGACCCGCCGTCTGCGAGACGGTGATGTGGTTCGCGTCAAAGACAGTCAGAAGCCCGTGATCGCCGCACCCGCCGCGGCACCCGCGCCTGACAGCAGCAAAAACGCAGGAGAACAGTAATGGTTGCTTTCAGCCGTATTCCTGATCAGCTCAGGACCCCGCTGTTTTATGTTGAGTTCGATAATTCGCGCGCCAATACCGCCACCGCCGTTCAGCGTACGCTCATCATCGGCCAGCAGCTTGACACCGCCACCGCGACGCCGGGTATTCCCCAGCAGGTTTCCTCCGACACACTGGTGGCGGGGCTTTGCGGCAAGGGGAGCATGCTGCACGGCATGATGACCGCGTATCAGGCCAACGATACCGCTGCGGAAATCTGGATCCTGCCGCTCGCGGATGCACAGGGCAGCATGACCGCCGCCAGCGGGTCACTGAAGTTTCTCACCGCACCCAGCGCCACCGGCGTCATTTCGCTGTATATCGCCGGGCTGCGGGTTCAGGTGACGGTGCTCGCCACCGACACCGTGGTCACCATGGCGTCTGCCCTGAGCGCGGCCATTAACGGCACCACCGCGCTGCCGGTGACGGCGCAGGTGACAGCAGGGACAACGGATACTGTCACGCTGACCGCAAAAAACCGCGGTGCGCACGGCAACGGCATCGACATCCGCATGAACTATCTGGGGCGAACCGGCAGCGAAACCACGCCTGCCGGTCTGACCTACACCCTGACGCCGATGTCCGGCGGGGCGGGTGCGCCGGACATGACCGCGGCGCTGGCCAGCCTTCAGGACCGGACCTTTGATTTTATCGTCAGCCCCTATACCGACACGGCATCGCTTGACGTGCTCAAGGCGTTTCTGTCCGACGCCACGGGGCGCTGGGCCTGGGACAAGCAGCTCTACGGACACGCGTTCAGTGTGGTCAACGGTACTTACGGCCAGCTGGGTACCCTTGGTGCCGCGCGGAACAACCAGCATGAGTCCCTGCTCGGTGTTTACCGCTCACCCACGCCCGCTTACGTCTGGGCGGCGGCCTATACCGCAGCGATCGCCCCGAGCCTTCGCAACACCCCCGGAAGGCCGACCCAGACCCTGCCGATCAGCGGGGTACTGGCCCCGGCGCTGGAAGACCGTTTTGACCTGCCGGAGCGCAACAACCTGCTGTTCAGCGGTATTTCAACCTTTACAGTCGCCGATGACGGCACCGTGCAGGTTGAAAACATCATCACCACCTACCAGAAAAATGCCTACGGCGACGCCGATGACAGCTATCTGCAGGTGGAGACGCTGTTTCAGCTGATGTTCATCACCCGCTATCTGCGCACCCAGATCACCAGCAAGTTCGGGCGCATGCAGCTTGCCGCCAACGGGACGCGCTTTGCGCCGGGCCTGCCGATCGTGACGCCTAACGTCATTCGTGCCGACCAGATTGCCGAGTACCAGACGCTGGTCTGGAACGGCTACGCCCAGGACGCGGAAGGTTTTGCCAGCGGTCTCATCGTTGAGCTGAACGCGAAAAACCCGAACCGCGTGGATGTCCTCTGGGACGGCACGCTGATGAACCAGCTGCGCATCTTCGCGCTGCTTAACCAGTTCCGCCTGCAGGCCAGTTAAGGAGTCATCATGGCAGGAAATACCTCAAACCGGCTCGCCGGTCTGGCCTACGTCACCGTCGACGGGATCACCATCATGGTGGCCGGCCAGTTTAAATACCGTCCGTCAAAAATGGAGCGCACCACGCTGAGCGGCATGGATACCGTGCACGGGTATAAAGAAAAGCCGGTGCCGGGGTTCATCTCCTGCCAGGTGCGTGATGCCGGTGGCCTGTCTGTGTCTACCTTCAACAGTCAGACCAATGTCAACGTGATCGCCGAACTGGCGAACGGGAAAACCATCATCGGGCGCGCACTCTGGACGGTCAATACCCAGGAAGTGGACAGCGAAGAAGCCGTATTTGACGTGCGCTGGGAAGGCGCTGACGTGACGGAGAACTGATATGGCTGAACTTGAAAAAAGCACCGTTATCCCGCTGAGCGTCCCGCTCAGTTCCGATGCGCTGAAACAGACCTGGGAAAGCCTGCCGCTCAAAGCGCCGGTGCTGTCTCAGGTGGAGCAGTTTTACGATGCGCAGGCAAAACGCGGATCCCTTCCCGCCATGCGTCTTCTGCTGTCGCTTACCAGCGGCGTACCGGAGTCGGTTCTGTCCGGCATGGATTTTATCGATTACCGCAAGTGTGAGGAGTACCTGCTCAGTTTTTTGAGCTGGAAGCCCTCGGGCGATGGCAGCGCCTAGCCGCTGAGGTGACGTTTTACTACCGATGGCCGCCGGACAGCGCCTGGGCAATGAGCCTGCAGCGCCTGTCCTGGTGGCACGCCCAGGCGGAGCGCATTAATCATCTGAGAAAAGGGGGCGACGACGATGGCTAACGTGTTTGACTTCACGCTCGGCGGTAATGACGAGGCGAGCGCCGCCATCGCGCGTATTGAAGAGGCCGTCCGCAAACTTGAACCGGAGCTGGATAAAACACGCGATGCGCTGAAGCTCGGCGGACAGGAGTCGGCGGGCGAGCTCAGCTCGTTTACCCGCTACCTGCAGGGGATGTCGCAGGCCGCACGGGACAACGTGCAGTTTATCGGCGATATGGTGCCGCCACTTAAAATGGTGGGGGAGCTGGCCGGTAAATATGGCGGGATCGCTGCGCGTATGGGCGTGGCAGGTGTGGCCGCGTACGGCCTGGCGAAAGGTGCAAAAGCACTGGCCGGTAATATGAAAGAGGCGACTGACAACGCCTACAGCCTGGACGTGGCAGCCAAAAACAGCGGTATGCGGGTCGATGATTTCAGCCGCCTGGCCGGGGCCATGCAGATTCTGGGAGCTGACAGTAATGAAGCGCGCGGATCTGTGGAGGGACTCTATAAAACCTTCAATGAAGCGCTACAGGTGCGTAACGGCAGCATAACATCAGTCCTGGATCAAGTCGGTGTAAAGGTGGTCAGGACAAAGAATCAGACCGCTGACGTCATGCGCACTTTCGAGGAACTGGCACGCGCATTCCCGAGTATGGCACCGGAGAATCAGAAAACGGTCGCTGACGCATTAGGGCTGGATGCCAGTACGCTGGCACTCCTGCGTGACGGGGCGAAGCTTAAAGCCTACCTCACCCGCGCTGACGAACTGGGTCTTACCATCGATCCCAAGGTTAACGCATAGTTGGTCGATCTTAACCGTAACCTTAACGGTGTGAGTGCGGCCTGGGACGGCTTTAAAAACCGGCTGACCCAGAAGATGGCGGGCGGTCTGCTCTCCGACGGCTCGGTGAATGACGGCCTGCGGGGCGTCGGGCGTCTGATGCAGAATCCCGGCGATCCGGTGGCGCTGAATGAGGCTCTGGGTAATCTTCGGGGCAGCGAGGGGGACTGGGTTCGCCGCGCCAGGGACGACAAAAAATACCTGAATTCGCTGCCCGCCAGCGAGCAGGTGAATCTCATCACGGGTCAGATCACCGACAAACAGCGCCGTGATCTGCGGGAACGTTACGGCCTTGCCGGTCAGGCGAGTGTGCTGCAGGGCGATATTGCTGCAGCACTTAAGGTACCGTCTCCCGCTGTTCCGGCAGTCTATACCGGTCCGGGCACGGGCGGGAACGCCCGCGGTATCCGAAACAATAATCCGGGCAACCTCAGGCATGCGCCAAATGCCAGCGGCAGCGACGGTGATTTTGTCATCTTTCCCACGCCGCATGACGGGATGGCGGCGCTGTCGCGCCAGCTGCAGCTGTATGGTGACCGGGGGAATAACACCCTTAACGGCATTATCCATACCTATGCCCCCGCCAGGGAGAACAAAACCCAGAATTATATCGATGATGTGGCGGCCAAAACCGGCTTTGACCCGCGCGAGCGTATCAACCTGCACGATCCGGCCACGCTTCGCCGGGTGATGAGCGCCATTATTTCTCATGAAAACGGTGCGCAGCCTTATACCGATAATGAGATTAACCAGGCCATTCACACGTCCATCAACGATGACCGCTGGAAGGGACTGCGGGATCCGCAGACCTTACAGGCGCAGCGGCAGGCCGATGCACAGACGTCTGGCGGCACGCTTTCCTCTCCCGTTTCCTCTGCGGGCAGCGGTGGACAGTCAGGCGCCGCTGGTCAGGAGAATAAAGTCGCCGTCGAACTGACGCTCATTAACGATAAAACCGGCGAACGTAAACAGCTCATCACGCAGGGCGGTCGCGTTGCGACATCCATGTCCTGGCCCTGATAACAACCGGATTTCAACTCTATGGCAATCATACAAAATTTGCTTTCCGGCCTTACCGGGAGCGGCGACGGCTGGGACTGGCAGGCACATCTGCGACCGGCAAGCTTTCGCGGCGTGCCATTCGGCGTTTATGAGGGTGAGGGGGTTTTTGGTCGCCGTCAGGCCGTGCATGAATACCCTTACCGCGATACGGTCTGGGTGGAGGACATGGGCCGTGACGTCAGGAAAATAGCAATCCGGGGTTTTCTGGTGCAGGACAGCCTGCGCTACCAGGCGGGCGACGTGCTGAGCCAGCGTCAGGCGCTGATTGCAGCCTGCGAAACCAGCGGTTCGGGCACGCTTATTCACCCGACGCTGGGTGAGCTGACGGTGAGTGTGCCAGAAGGCGGCCTGAGGGTCACTGAAAGCATGGATGCGGCCCGTGTCTTTGAGTTCACGCTGACGGTTATTGAGTCGGGACTTCGCGTGTTTTCCGTTACGGGCAGCACCCAGGCGGGGGACGTGGTTAGCACAAACTGGCTGAAGCTTGCCAGCACCACGGCGGCCTCCTTTCTGGCGCAGGTCAAAGGGGAGATCCGGAGCGTTTCCCAGGCGATCAAAACGGTGCGCGGGGTTGCCTCATTCTGGCAGGGCATGGTGACGGACACCGTCAGCGAAGTCACCAACCTCAGCAGCACGCTGCGCTCAACGTTCGGGAGCACCCGGTACGGGCGCTACAGCCGGGGAACCGTGGGCGGCAGTGCGTCCGGGGCCACCGGTACCACGGATGTCGATGACACCGCGGATACCGCGCAGCTGGTAAATATCATCATGGCCAGAAGCGTGACGGCCCGTGACAGTATCACGCAACTGGCCTCAGCGCTTCCGGCGTTCACGTCCATGGACGATTTTTCCTCACGGGTTCAGGCCATCGTGCTGGCGATACTCAACAGCCCCGGTGGTGCCGAAGAGCGTATCCGGGCGCTGGAAAAGCTGGCAACGGCAGACAGCGGGCAGTATTACGCCACGCCTGAAAACGCTTCCGTGGCGGCCAGCGCCACACTTCTTATTCTCGTGCTCTGCTCGGGGGCGATGGCGGTTGCCGGTGCAGAAGCGAATCCGGCGGGGACAGGCGATGCATCGGCAATTAAAGAGAGTGTCTGTGATCACCTCGACGCTGCGCTGGTGATGGCCGGTGACCGGGGCGACGACGACAGTTACAACGCGCTTCTGGCACTCAGGCAGGCTTTTGTGGACGCGATGGCGCTGAAAGGTGCCACCGGCGCAGATGTGATGCAGGTGTCCGTCCCTGCGGTGATGCCGTCGCTGGTGCTGGCCACGCGCCTTTATCAGGATGCGTCCCGCAGCGATGAACTGATTCAGGAGACCGGCGTGCGTCACCCGGCTTTTATGCCTTTGCGCTTTATGGCGAGGAAACCCCAGTGAAAGATGAACTTATTCTGACCGTCGGGGGCAAAAATATTCAGGGCTGGGATGACGTGCGGGTGACGCGCGGCATCGAGCGGCTTCCCTCAGATTTCGATCTCGGCCTGATGGACTACTTCCCCGGTAGCAGTGAGAAACAGCTGGTCAGGCAAGGGGAGCCCTGCGAGGTTCGTCTGGATGATGAGCTGGTCATGACCGGCTACGTTGACCAGTGGAGCCCGATGATCTCTGCGCGGCGTCATGAGGTGCGGGCGACGGGGCGCAGTAAGTGCCAGGACCTGGTGGACTGTTCCGCAGAATGGCCCAATAACGTGATCAACGAATCCGATGCGCTGCAGATAGCTTCACGCCTGGCGCAGCCCTACGGCATCAGCGTTCATTCTGACGTTTCCGATCTGGCGCGCGTGCCGCAGTTTACCCTCAACTGGGGCGAGTCACCGCAGGAGATTATCGACCGCATCAGCCGGTGGTCCGCGCTGCTCTATTTTGATCAACCTGACGGCAGCCTGCTGCTGACGCGCGTCGGTACCCGGCGGGCCGCCAGCGGTGTGGCGCAGGGAGTAAACATCGAGGACGCCTACTTTCGGGCATCCATGGATGAGCGCTTTTCTGACTACGTCGGCGTTTCCATGAGCATGACGCCCACGGCCGAGATTTCGCCGTCGGCGAGTTACGGCGCGGTCACGCTTGCCACGTCACGCGATCCGGAAGCCGCCAGCATGCGCTATCGCAAGCGCATCGTGATTGTGGAATCCACCATGACGGCGCAGGCACTTTCCCAGCGCTGTATCGACTGGGAAATGAACCGCCGCTACGGTCGCTCAAAACAGCTTAACGTCATTGTGGACAACTGGCGCGACAGCGCGGGTAAGCTGTGGGAGCCCAACACGCTCGTCCCCATCAATATCCCGGCGTTCGGGCTGGAGAATGAGGAATGGCTGCTGGCGGAGGTGTCGTATCTGCGTAACAGCGAAGGCACCCACGCACAGCTTTCCCTGATGCCCCCGGCCGCCTTCACCGTTCAGCCCTATGCCTTCTATCAGCAACTTCTGGAGCTAACCCGATGAATGCATTAAACGATGTCGTCCGTAAGCTTTCAACGCGGATCGCCGGCCTGCTGGGCATTGGTCGCATTACCGGACTTGATGACTCGGGCGTCGTGCAGAGGGTGCAGTACCAGACCCCGCTGGAAGCCGCCAGCGCCACGCGCATGGCAGAGTTCGGCTTTACCTCGGGCCTGCCTGTGGGCACCGACGTGGTTCTGGGTTTCCTGGGCGGGGATCGGTCAAACCCCGTGGTCATTGCCTCCGGTCACCAGACGTTCCGGCTGGTCGGCCTTAATCCCGGTGAGTCCGCGATGTATAACCAGTGGGGGCTGTTTGTGCGCCTCACTGAGCAGGGGATCGAGATTGAGGCCAGAGGGCAGGACGTTACGGTCAGTAACGCCCGCAAACTGACCGCCACCGCGACTGACTCCGTGCGACTCAATACGCCGTCTTTATATGTCACAGGCGACGTTATTGATAACTGCGACACTAACAGCGTATCGGTCAAAGCACTGCGGGATAAATATAACGACCACAGCCATCAGATCAAAAACGTGCAGGGCGGCAGTAGCACGCTCAGCACGGAGAAAACGGGAGAACCGGCATCGTGAGTGATATTGCGGACACCTGGAATGTGGCAGAAATGAGGGCGGACTGGTCTGTCGCCGGCGGAATGCTGGAAACCGGTAACGATCTGCGCACGGCGGTTATCCTCAGCCTTTTCAGTGACAGGATGGCGCGCGACGATGATGACTACGAAGGTAGCGACCGGCGCGGCTGGTGGGGCGATACCGGCAGCGCGGATCCCATGGGGTCCCGTCTGTGGTTACTCGACAGACAAGTGCTCAGCCGGGAGGTTGCCCTCAGGGCAGAAGAGTACGCGCTGGAGTCGCTGGCCTGGCTGCGTGAGGATGGCATTGTCAGTGATCTGGGTGCAAGTGCTCAAATCATCTGGCCCTCACGGCTGGACCTGATACTGACCCTGCAGCAGCCGGGGGCGTTGCGTCCGGTGACAATGAAATTTTACTGGCTCTGGGAGCAAATCCGCTATGCCGTTTAAACGTCCGACCCTGACCGAACTGCGTCAGCAGAACCGGCTTTTCCTTGAAACAGAGCTTGAGGGTACCGGGACTGTCCTTAAAAACAGCAACCTTGCCGTGCTCGCCGATGCCGATGCGGGGATGGCACACCTGCATAATGCCTATCTTGATTACATCGCGCTGCAGACCAATCCGTTTACCTCAACCGATGAGTATCTGGCCGGCTGGGGCGCCATGAAAAAGGTGTACCGTAAAGCGGCCAGCGCGGCCACGTCCCCGGCCTTTACCATACAGGGCTCAGTGAACACGACACTGCCCGCGGGCAGCCTGCTTAACCGTAGCGACGGCGTTCAGTACAGAACCACGGCCGATATTACACCGGATGCCACCGGCAGCGGCAGCGGTCCGGTCACGGCGCTCCTCTCCGATCCCGCCGCCGATATCACCGGCGGTGGTGCGAAAGGGAATGCGGTGGCCGGTACCGTGCTCACGCTTGATGTTAACGTGCCGGGGCTTCAGAGCAGCGGCACACTGACCACGGCCGCGACCGGCGGCGCGGACATCGAAGACCAAGAGGACTTTCGTCAGCGCGTGCTGCTGGCATATCAGAACCCGCCCCAGGGCGGCAGTGATGCGGATTACAAATCCTGGGCGCTGGAAGTGTCCGGGATCACGCGCGCCTGGGTGAAGCGACGCATCATGGGCGCGGGTACGGTGGGGATTTACATCATGACCGATAATGCGACCTCGAGCGGGGGTTTCCCGACAGGCAGTGACGGGGTCTCTTCGCTTGAACCATATTATGCGGTTAAAGCCAGCGGCGATCAGGGAAGGGTGGCAGATCATATTTTTCCGCTGCAGAGCGATACTGCGGTTGTGTGGGTCTGTTCCCCGGTAAAGAAGACGGTCGATTTTGTGGTAAACGGCATAAGTCAGGCAACCAGCACAACGGTGGCCGCCATCGCGGCGGCGATTGACGGCGTGTTTTTTGAAGGGGGTAACCCGGACGGGACCGGAAAAATTTACCTGTCTGACCTCAACAAGGCGATAGGCGACGTGGACGGGACTACGGGTTACGTGCTGGTTCAGCCCGCCGGCAATATTACTCTCGCTACGGGTGAATTACCCGTCAGAGGTAAGGTGACTTACACATGAGCCAGTACAGCGCAGATGACTATGCCGGCGCACTGAGCCAGCTTCTTCCCCCCGGAAGGGCATGGCCCCGTGATATTAACAGCGTACATTTTAGAACCCTGCGCGCGATCGGGCGGCGTTATGAGGTGACCGACAGCACCGGCGAGCTTTTACTTTCAGGGGCCTTCCCCCTGACCGCAACGGTGATGTTGCCTGAGTGGGAGGCATCGCTGGGTCTGCCTGACGACTGTGCGATTAGTGAGATTAACAGCATCGGCGATCGGCAGGCCGCAGTGGTCTCTAAACTGACCAGTACGGGCGGCCTGTCACCGGGGTATTTTGTGCAGATGGCCGCAACCCTCGGTTATACGGTCACCATCACGCTGTTTCGTCCGGCCCTGTGCGGACTGTCGGTGTGCGGGGATCCACTGAACGGTGACGACTGGCCTTTTGTGTGGCGTGTCAATGCTCCGCAGACCACCATCAAATATGCTCAGGCCGGCATCAGCTACTGCGGCGACCCGCTGCGTTCCTGGGGAAACAAACAGCTTGAGTGTCAGCTGAACAGGCTCGCGCCCTCCCACCTGATTCTCCTGTTTAACTACGCCGGTTAGGCATTCTTTTTCTCATTAATCATTGCCGAAAGGTAAGGGCTTTTCATGCTTAAAATTGGTGATTTAACGCCGACAGCCACGGCTGACGGGCACTGGACAGACGGAAACGTTGCAGGCGGCGTTGCGCCAACGCGCATGCAGGCCGGCTGGTTTAATGCTGTACAGGATGAACTCATTAACATTCTCGTCAGTGCGGGGCTTGTGACTGACCCGAAAAATAATGCTCAGGTATTGGCAGCTATAACCAAATTAACACTGCAGCGTACCAATCCTTTTTCTGATATTGCATCTGATGGCAATGTTTCGATCGCATTAAAAAATCTTGGTTTAGGAACAGCCGGTACACGGAGTGTGGGAACTGGCCAGAACCAAATCCCTGACATGTCTTACTGGCAAAGCAACGCTGGCTGGAGAAAAACACCTGACGGAGTTATTGAACAGTGGGGAACATCTGCCGCCACTACCGATACGGTCAGTGTAACTTTTCCAGTCCAGTTTTCTTCGGCTGTTTACTGGATCGGCGAGCACGATACGGGAGGCGGTAACCGCCTGACGCTGTGGCAGCTAAACAGCATTACAGGAACAGGATTTCAGGCCCGTAATCTTGGCTCAATTATTAAGGGCGACAACGCTGTTGAAGCATCCATATCGGCAAACTGTATCTGGTATGCAAGGGGTAAATAATGCAATACGTTTTTTCACCATCAACGAAGAGTTTTTATCTCACTGATCTGGAATCTGAATACCGTAAAAGCAATACCTGGCCCGATGACGGGATCGAGGTATCAGATGAAGTGTTTGAGCAGTTCAGCGGGACACCGCCAGAGGGGAAAATGAGAGGGGCAGGGGCCGACTCAATGCCTGCATGGGTTGATTTGCCCCCTCCGACAAAGGAAGAATTAGTCGATACGGCTAAAAATACCCAGTCAGCGCTGATCAGCCAGGCCAACAATTACATGAATTCGCGTCAGTGGCCCGGTAAGGCGGCGCTGGGTAGGCTTAAGGGGGATGATTTAGCAGCTTACAATGCGTGGCTGGATTATCTTGATGCACTCTACGCTGTCGATACCAGCAAAGCGCCGGATATTAGCTGGCCACAGAAACCAGTTAGCTGATTATTTGGTTACAATTAGACACAAACAGAAAAGCCTCTGAGGTTAATCAGAGGCTTTTTCTTTGAGCCTAAACTGCGCGTGCATTTCACGTGCATTATTTTGTGCTTTTTTTGTAGTGCCGTTGTCTCTGTGTAGTCTCGGAAGCCAGTCTACACGGGACTTTGTCCCTGTAACGTCCTACTATGTGTGGCGGTGAGAGGGGGATTCGAACCCCCGATACGTTGCCGTATACACACTTTCCAGGCGTGCTCCTTCAGCCACTCGGACACCTCACCGCAAATTGTTGCTGACCGCGCTGGGTCAACGGGGCGCTACTATAGGGAGTCGACCTGAAACGGTCAAGCACTATTTTTTTCTTTTTTTCTATTCGCTTAAGCTCTGAACGAATCGCGTTAAGGCTGCGCAAAATCGGGTTTTTTAATCACAAAACGCCCGTTTTTACGCAGTGTAAAGTCCGCTCAGCGGCAGGCGGTTACTGGGCGGTTTTAACCCGACTGGCAAAATTCTTGCGCAGCTTTTGCAGTTTAGGGGGAATCACCGCCATGCAATAGCCGTTTCGCTGGCCGGCACCTTCCCAGTAGTCCTGATGATAACCTTCTGCCGGATACCAGGCCTTTAATGGCTCAATGGTTGTGACAATCGGTTTATCATGATCCTGCTGAGCGCGTGCAATCGCGGCACGGGCTTCAGCTTCCTGCTCGGGTGTTTCGGGGAAAATGGCGGAGCGATACTGAGTGCCGATGTCATTGCCCTGGCGATTAAGCTGTGTTGGATCATGCGTGGCAAAGCTGATGTCCAGCAAATCGCCATAGCTGACCTTCTCAGGATCAAAGCCAATGCGAATGGCTTCTGCATGACCGGTGGCGCCACTGCAGACCTGCTCATAGGTCGGATTAGGGCGCTCGCCGCCGGTGTAACCGCTTTCGACTGACTCAACGCCAATCACGTCTTTAAAAACCGCTTCTGTACACCAGAAACAGCCGCCTGCGATTACTGCATATTCGATTGCCAT